TCATCATCTAGCATATAATCTGCCCAATCATACGCTTGCCGTTTTATTTCCCGCATATCATTACTCGGCCTTGCCCCTGCCAACAAACCAGTTAGAGCCTGACCCGCCAAGTAGATTCTTGCAGTCAGGCTTTTTGTTGTAGGAGCTTTACGCTTTTGCTGAGTAAACTTTTTTGCTTCTTTCTCTAAGCTCTCTTTCAACTACTAGCTCCTTGTTTTTGAAATAGGCTTTGTTAAAACCCATCTCCCAATCCCTATTATCTTTTGTATTAACTTGGTAGGGATTATCCAAGTTACCTTCAAGGAAGGATTGATAACCTTCGTTAAAAGGTTTTATCTTTTGTTTTGCTGCTGTATTATAAGTGCTTCTAGGTACCATCTTGCTTTCTTCAAATCCTCTAGACCATTTTTGTAACGCCAACGGTGCAAGTACTTCGCAACGTTGCCCCGATAATAACCGATAAGTTCCTCGTCTGTCAAGATATCTTTGATGTAATCAATACATTCAATGTTACCCTGACCATAGTGAGGGGGTTTGTTTACGTTATCTGTCATAGTATAATCAGCTCCGCTTCTGTATATGGAATGTGAAAGAACAACTCACCTGGTCTGATGTACCTACCCTTTGCTTCACCAAGACTCTCTTGAGTCAACAAGAAGTCTCTGATACGCCAAGCTTGTTTAAGGTCTTTACGAAAGACGTAGAAGTTAAGAACTCCATTCTCACCTTGGTACTTATCCAGCAGTCGTTGCTTACGTTCTGGAATGCGTATCTCTCTCCAGTGTGTAGGCCAGTCACCATCCCAAGCTACCTTTACCTCAGCCTCATTAAAGTAAGTGTAGCCATGCTTCTGAGAGACAACATCTACGTGGTAGTTTTCTTCAGTGTTGACTAACACATGTCCCTTCTTAGTGAGGTACTCTGTCAAAGCATCTTTAGCTTGTGAATCGTATGCCTCATATAGTGCTCTATTAAACGCTTTTCTGACTGGTTTGCCCATGTTCTAGGTACTCCTTTAATTCTGTGTACCCACCAATGTGAGAGCCTAAAGGGCTAAAGATCTGAGGTACTGTGGTAATACTAGAACGTTTTAAAAGGTAAAGCAACCACGAACTAGATTTAGATTGGATATTATATTCGGTGTATTGTAAGTTAGCTCCTTTCAACAAAGCCTTGGCTTGATCACAAAAGTTACATTGGTTACGAGTGATCATTACGTACATCTTGTCTCCATTTCAATTCGTACAACAGTTTCTTTTGTTCGTAGTCAGACATGATCATCCAGTCACGTATCTCATCTACGGTTCGTAAACACCCTGCGCAGTATCCATCCTCTATTCGACAGATCTTTACGCAGGGTGAAGGTGCAGACCCTACACTAGGTCTACGATTTCGCATGAGTCACCAGAGCAAGCCATAGTTTGCATTGCCACAGTGTTGTCCTCTTGTTCATACTCTGAAAGCTTTGACCAGTCAATAGCTTTTGGCATCAACTTTAGAAGTTCTTTGTATTCACGTTCACTACAATCTTGATATGGTGCTTGTTGGTAGGTATGATCAGAGTGTGGTAAGAAGGACACACCAGACATCTCATCAAAGTGTTTGTACACAAAGGCACCTACATCTAACCATTCAGAGTCACGGACTGAGATAGTCACCGATGGTTTATGCTCACACCAATTACGTTGATAAGCCAACCACATCTCTAACTGTTCGATAGCTGACATGTCGTTACGAGTCACAGCTTTGTTAGGTGACTTCTGAGGGAAGCTAAACACTGTAGTAGTGTCACCCTTAAACACACATGGCTCATGAGGAATACCCTGATCAATCATGAACTGAGTAAGAGGATCTTTGTTGTCCCCTCTAACAGTCCTAATGTAAAACCGTGAGTGGCGAGCATGGATACCAGATGCTGAATCAACAAGCTGAGAGACAGTGCCGCTTGGCTTAACGCATGTGATAGCAGCAGATACAGGGATACCAAGACGATCAGCCCACTCAGCATTAGTAGTAACAGCCACTTGGCGAAGATGAGCAAGTGTTTCATTGAGTCCCTTGTTCTTTGCAGTTAGTAATGGGTTATCCATTATCCCCGTGAGTGACACACCAAGCAGTCGTTCGGCTTCAGTGTTGTCTCTCCACACCTTTCGCAGATATGGAAACTTTGTGTATGTGGATTGGATAGTTCCCAGAATTGTTGCCAGACGGACCTTTCTTTCCAAGTCGTCGATAGTGTCTGTAGCACGTACGACACACTCGGTAAGATTACAGAACTGATATGGGCGAAGGATGATCTCACTGCAAGGATTTGTACCGAAGTCGTAATCACTATCCCGTCTACCATATTTTGCAGCTTGTTTCTTAGATGCTTCACGATTAAATACTCCTCGTTCTCCTGACTTGGATTCAACCAAAGCTGTCCACTCACGCATGAATGTTTCTACGTCAGGTTTTTCTGTATAAGATACAGAGTTATTAGCTAGTGCACGGTGTGCTGCTGTTTCCCACCACTGACCAGACTTAGCGTGACGCATACGGTCATCACTTAGATTAGATAGGGAAATCATTGCTGATCGACGTACACCACCTACCACAACGATCTGACCAATGAAGCACATTAGGTCATGGCATTCAATAGAACTTAGCTTACGTCCTTGTGCATTCTTAAATGTAGACACAGCAAAGTTAAACAACTCAACCAAAGGCGCTGGGCCTGATGCTCTGCCGCCAAATGTTTTAAGTCTTGCACCTGCAGGACGAACCTTTGAGACATCCCACTGAGGGATCTCACCAGCCCATAAAAGTGCAAGTAGTTGACGGAATGCCTTAGCCCAACCTTCTTTGCTGTCCTTCACAACGATTGTGGTGTCACTCTCGAACAACTCTGGTACTTCTGGAAGTTTGCTGATGTACTGACGTTCTACAGAGAAGCCAACACCAGTGCCACACAGAAGGATGAACATGGCTTCATCAAAAGACTTGGGGTCATCTACTGGTAGGTACGAGCAGTTGTACCCTGCTGTATTGTCACGTTCTAGTGCAGGACCAGCAGTCATCATAGCTCTCATAGATGGCATGATCTCTAGGTTCAAGATAGCATCGTGTATTTCTTTTTCAACAGCACCCCAATCAAACTCATAAACTTCCTTGCTTACAGGTCCGTCAAAATCATTGTTGGGTAAAGCTTTGTAGACTACTTCATAGACGTATCTGTAGACAGTTTCGTCCCAGTTCTCACGTCCCTTACCATCAAAGTATTTAGCATACCGTGACTTGTGAATGAATGACTGGTAGTCTGTTGGTAAATAGTTATTCATCTGTTTTTCCTTTTTCCAGTTCTTCGATGCGTTCCAGTAGTTTCTCTACATCTTCATAACGACACCAAGGCCCATCCTTGTCATCTCTACGGACATTTCGAGACCATTCACTTTCTTTC